GCCATGGAAGCTTGGCTGACCGATCCTATGATACAAAACAAAGACGCATATTCCACGATCCTTAACCCCCAGACCGCCCAAACGATGAGCCAGATGACCACCGGAGTCGAACGCCTTCACGGGATAGATGCGCCCGATTTCCATAGTTTAACTTCTCTCGAAAAGATAAAGCGTCTCGGAGGTCTCACCGCCGATGCGAAAAATTACATTAGGAACGAAAAAGCATTTTGCATTTCAGAAGGTGGTCCCTGGGGCAGTACAGCACCACATGTAGATCAAACTGACACGAGCACAGTTGCAGCAGATGTATATGTGTTTCCTTTAATTGAATCTGAAGTATGTATGGATTCTACCCTCACTCTCGGACAGTTGGCAGACAGTCAAGTGTTTCAAGGTTGGGAAGAGGCATATGAGCAATTGTTGTCGGGCATTAAAGAATCTGAAGGCTATGATTTATTGTTTAAATATTGTTTCCAACTTAGAAGAAACCTAGAACTAACTTCAATATATTCCTCCGAATTGCTATCCAGAACACAAAATCTAGATGATAATTTTGTGAACACCAAGAGAAATTTACATCAAGCATTTCATCGCTTAACCAAAGGCGGCACTTATGATTACAGAGATCCCGACATTAAAAATAATGGCGGTTTTGCCGGGGCGCACCTCGCAGCCTTGAATTTACAATCGGCTGCCCAAACCGGCGCATCAGGCAATGATATTGATTTTGAAAAAATGATGATCCAGCTTAGGCGAAAGACACCATATCTTATTTTGCAAGGCTTGTGCGAAGAGTATGATCCTTGTGTGAGTATTGCTGCCAAAATTGTTGACGCAATGATTCTTTTAGATCCTGGATTGGATTGTTATCGAGGCGAATTAATTATAGCCATTGTAATAGTTATGTGTTTTATTCCATGGGCACCAAAACCAGGACCACTTGGAATCATGTATTTAATTATTACAGCCGCAGCGGAAGCAAGCGGTGCAAATAGCCCAGGAGAAAAATCAAATTGTCGTCGTTTGGGACTATTTGGAGATAGTTATAGTAAGACAATTGATACGGATAAAAAATATGCGAACACTGCAATTAGCGGCGTAACCAAAACACTTAAAACACCAGGAGGTTGTTAAAGAATGGCTGGATTATCACCAAAATTACCTTTAAGGCGAGATTATACAGATGGTTATGCATTAAATAAAAATTTTAGAGATCTTGTAAAGCAAAATTTTAAAATGTTGTTATTGACAATTCCTGGCGAACGAATGATGATGCCTAGATTTGGTGTCGGATTAAAAAGATTTTTCTTTGAACTAAATACGCTCGCAAATCATAAATTAATAGAGACGGAAATTAGAAGCCAAGTTAAGCGATATATGCCATATTTAAATTTGGAAGAAATTGCCATAAACTCAACAGATACAAACCCTGAAATAGCTAATAATTTTTTAAGTGTTTCAATTAGATACAAAATTGAGCCTTTAGGTAACTTAAAAGACGCGTTAGTTGTCAATGTTGGCGATCTTTAATCAATAAGGACAATTAATTCAAGTGTAAAATTACTTAAATGAGTAATTATAGTTGAGGTAATTGATAATGTCAGGAACAAAAAAGAATTTAGCAATTAGATATACAAGCCGAGATTTCAATTCTATTAAGCAAGATCTAGTTGAATACGCGAAAAGATACTACCCAGACACTTTTCAAGATTTTAGCGAGGCATCATTCGGTGCCCTAATGGTTGATACGGTAGCCTATGTAGGTGATATATTATCATTCTATTTAGACTATCAAGCAAATGAGTGCTTCTTAGACAGCGCGGTTGAATATAATAATGTAATTAGACTGGGTAAACAGCTTGGGTATAAATTTAGATCTGCACCCTCCTCTCATGGAATTGCCACATTGTATATTTTAGCACCAGCAGCCGATTTGGGATTGGGACCAAATACTGCATATTTGCCGATATTGAAGAAAGGATCTACTTTTGAAACTGTTAATGGAAATATGTTTACATTATCTGAAGATGTAGATTTCGCCAACACAAACAATGAAATTGTGGTTGCAAATGTTAATTCAACTACTGGGATTCCAACCTCCTATGCCGTTAAAGCGTCGGGCAGAGTAATGTCGGGCGAATTAAGAGTTAAGAAATTTACGGTTGGAAATTTTCAAAAATTCTTAAGGCTTGAAATTCCGGGCAGGAACACTGCCGAAATTGTGTCGGTAATAGATTCAGAGGGGCACGCATATTATGAAGTTGATTATTTGTCACAAAATACAGTGTATGCTAAAATACCAAATCTTTCCGATACAGAGGCAAACACGCCCAATATTTTAAAACCAGTTATAGTAGCTAGAAGATTCGTAATTGATCGTGAAAAGAGCAAAACCTTTATTCAGTTTGGTTACGGTTCTGACAGCGAATTGAAAAATTTATCAATCGCAGATCCAGCAAATTTAGTTTTGCAAAGGCATGGCAAGTCATATATTACTGATGTATCCGTAGATCCGGGCAAACTAACCCAAACAGATAAATTTGGTATTGCTCCCTCGAACACGACGCTGACTGTTATTTATCGTCAAAATACTAGCGATGGTGTTAACGCATCTTCCAACTCGCTAACCAAGACGGTAAATCCATCATTTAGGTTTACAAACACAACAGATTTGACCACAGAGTTGAAAAATTTTGTTATGTCTTCATTGGAAATAACTAATGAAGAACCAATCACGGGCGATATAACATTGCCCAACACAACAGAAGTAAAAAGAAGAATTACCGATACATTTGCAGCGCAGAATAGAGCAGTAACGAAAAATGATTACAGAGCTATAGTGTATGCAATGCCGGGTGAATTTGGCGCAATTAAAAGATGTACAATTGTCCAGGATCCGGATTCATTTAAAAGAAATTTAAACATGTATTTAATATCAGAAAATACTGATGGCACATTAATCCCAACAAACAGTGTGATAAAAGAAAATTTAAAAACTTGGCTAAATCGATATAAGATGATCAATGACACTGTAGACATATTAGATGCCAAAATAGTTAATTTGGGAATTGATTTTGAAATTCTAACAGCCCAAGAGTCAAATAAATTCGAAACGCTAAATGCGGCACTCCGAGCGCTAAGAAGAGCTTATGAAAATCATTATGAGATAAGTGAGCCGTTTTCAATAGCGGAGATATATAGAGTTTTAAATACGGTTCCTGGCGTAGCTGACACTTTAAATGTACGAGTTTATAAAAAAGCTGGCGGAGTATATGCCAGCAATCGCTTCAATGTGACAGCAAATCTAACACCTCAAGGGAGGCAAATACTGGCTCCTGAAAATGTAATTTTTGAAGTTAAATTTCCGAACGCCGATATTAAGGGAACAGTTGTATAATGGCAATTAAAAGATGGACTGCGGACGCAGATACAACAATCACGAATGCATATAAGCAGAATATGCGCACCAGAGCTACTGGCTCCAATATGGGGTTGGCAGATTCTTTAGAAATATTTCATATCTATGGACAACAAGATTCCGGCTCTAACGAAAATGCACGTATATTAATTAAGTTTCCCATATCTAATGTTTCTAGTAGTAGAAATAGTGGTGACATACCCGGCAGCGGTAGTGTTGATTTTTATTTAAGAATGTACAATGTTGAGCATCCATTTACGCTTCCGCGAGGATACAACTTGGCAATATCGGCTGTGTCTAAATCATGGGACGAGGGAAGCGGAATAGATATGGACAGCTATACCAATAGCGGAAGCGCAAACTGGATTACTGCAGCGAGCGCGTCTAGCGGTGTCACCGCCTGGGCTAGTCAGGGAGGAGATTATCATAGCGAACCGATATTCACTGCCTCATTTGACAATGGCACAGAGGATGTAGAAGTTAATGTTACTGATTTAGTAGAACAGTGGCTATCGGGTTCAGCCCTAACAGCCGCCCAAACCGATGGCGCATATGCCAAACAGAACTATGGTTTTGGAATAAAATTATCTGGCTCTACCGAAACTGCGCTATCTTCGTCATATACAAAGAAATTTTCTGCCCGAGGAACTGAATTCTTCTTTAAGCGCCCAGTTCTGGAGGCACGTTGGAATTCATCCAGGCAAGACGACAGGGGAAGTCTGTATTACAGTAGCTCTCTTGCAACTTCGGAAGACAATTTAAATACCGTATATTTGTACAACTATGTGCGCGGTCAATTGAGAAACATTCCCGCAGTCAGTAATGGATTAGTTTATGTGAGCATATATTCAGGCTCAAAAGATAATACCGAACCTTCTGGTTCAAGATTGGTATTAGTATCGGATGGCACCCACGTCACCACAGACAATCCATATGTCGTAACAGGCGGATATGTATCTACAGGTATTTATTCTGCATCGTTTGCTTTAACTGCCGCAGCAACAAAGCTAACAAACATATTTGATG